CTACCTACAACCGTAACCCATGGCGTGCAGTATCGGGAATTCTTGAAGAAGATACTGGAAGATTCTGGTACCAGGATCAAGGATTTACCGGTGATCAGGGCGGTGATTCACACGACCCAACTATGTGGGATCGTGCCGGACAAACTTCTGGTTTGCAGGATCCAGGTGAACTATCTGTCTATGCAGCTGGCAGAGCTTACAAACCAGGCGTACACTTCATGCGTCCATACGATGCTAACCAGTACGAGGTATATAACATCTGGAATCAGTTTAACCGTTCATACGGTCGTAACTATCGCTGGACAAACTATACTTGGTACAGCGCTGCGTACCAAGGTGCTGGTCAAGTCCCACAAGGATATACGCTAGGGCATGATGCTATCGATAACCGTTATGTACAGGTAGTAAAGTTTGGATCTGGTCGCTTAAACGCCATCAGTATTCCAGAAGGAACTATTTTCTGGGATGGACGTACTCTAGTTCAGTATAGCCGTGAACAAGGTGTTTCACCATTTACTGCTACTCAAACTGGATGGCGCCGTCTACACACGACGTCTAGCCCATACTGGACCGGTGACACCACCATGCTTCGTGCTCCTCACGTATGGTATGACGGTCGGTATGCAATCTGTGAAAAACCAGATGGAACGGGATATTACGTATTTGATATGGATAATCTTGCGTCAGAACCAAAAATTATCTCATCTCACATTCCTATGAACTCTCGTCCTACACCCTCATATGTAGGAGCATCGTCTGGAACAATCGGAAACAACTGGTCTAACTTCTCCTACAACAAGGCTTGTCTTGGTGGAGTAGAAATTATTGCCGGTGGTTCTGAAGCAGATGGTATACGTACTTGGAGAAATAACGCATACTTTTTAGTGAGAGCGAAGGAAGTGTAATAAATGGCTAAAACTATTGACGTTACAAATAAAGTTGTAACTATTAAAACAGAAGAAGGTGGAGTTTATTTAACTCAAACCTTTGATCCAAGAGAAGAAGGGTTCACACCCTTTGAATCTAACGCAGATGCTCAAGCCTGGGCAGAAGCTTGGGTAGCAGCTGATGAGGCCGAACTAGTAGCCCGCGCTGAAGAAGAGGCAGCTAAAAAAGCTGCTTTTGAAGCGGATCAGGCTAAGCTTCTTGAAGAAGCAACTGCAGAGGTGCCTTCAGATCAGCTGGAGTCTTAAAAAGTACTGATAGGATAGGCGGGTCTATATGACCCGCCTATTTTATTTGGAGCGCTAAATGAAGAAAGTACTGATTGCTACAAGTTCTCCCACACCATTTTCCTCTATTTTTTATGCAAAAGCTTTAGCGGAAACTTATGCTAAGGGTATAGAAAACTCCATAGAGTTTGAATTTTTTTGGTCACCAAATGCCGAAGTGTATAGAAATGAAGCGGTAGAGTATCTATTTGAGAATAAATTTGATACATTAGTTCTTATAGAGCCCCATATTCAATGGGTTGCGGATCATCTAATATCTATGATTAAAAATGACTCTCTTGTAGAAGCCGTACCTACTAAAAATTTTTATTCGCCAAACGATGAATATAACGTAGTTTTAAACCCAATTAATGTAGATTCAGAAATAACCGCTAAGTTTATAGATTTTGATTTTGCTAAAATTGAAAAAGAAGTATTTACTCGTATAAAAGACTTTGTATTGACCGTTAATTTTCAAGATAATGATAAAACTTTAAATCAAACCACCATGTATTGGTATGCAACTTCCGGTGAATATGGTCCAAAATCACAAGATATAAACTTTTGTGAGGCTCTTGATAAAGCAGAGATACCTATAGTGGTACCAGTAGACCCATCTATTTGGGAACATATGTGGTCTCCGTATAAAACGCATTTAGGCAAACAATTAGTTCGTAATTTTGTAGAAAAAGGGTTTCAAGAAGTTGAGTAGATTTTATAGTGAGGCAGGACAAGACCTATTTGCCTTAACCATTTCTGACTTTAAAGAAAACGGTACCTATTTAGAGGTGGGTGCTGGACATTCTAGGACTATGTCTAATACGTTTCTTTTAGAAAAAGATTACGGCTGGAAAGGCCTATCCATAGAGAAGTATGAAAAACGAGTGTATGAATTTAACTCTAATCGATCTAATGAGTGCATAAAGGCGGACGCCCTTACGCTTAACTATCAAGAGCTATTAGATAGTAAAGGGTTTCCTAAGGAAATAGATTACCTATCTTTGGATATAGAGCCGGCTCCTCAAACCTTACAGGCCTTAAAAATGCTGTTAGCTACCGACTACATATTTAAGGCAGTTACTTTTGAGCACGATCTATATGTTATGAAGGCAAATGATGCGGTTAAAAAAGAGTCTCACGCATTATTTTTAAGTGCTGGATACTCTCTCTATAGAGAGAACGTGTGTATAAATAACAACCCAAAAAGAGTCTTTGAGGACTGGTGGGTTTACATTTAGGCTAAAAAAACTGTCTAAATAACCCTATACTGTCTTACTATGGCCATAGATTTTCCAGACTCCCCCGTTCTTGATCAACAGTTCACTGTTGGTGAGACGACCTGGTATTGGAACGGCTCTGTTTGGCGCCTTCTTATTTCAGAAGGTGTTCAAGGAGATTTAGGACCTACAGGACCAGTCGGGCCGACAGGACCAACAGGACCTGGTATAACTGGTCCTACAGGACCGACAGGACCTGGAGTAACAGGACCGACAGGACCGACAGGACCTGTATCAACTCAGCCTGGACCTACGGGAGCTACAGGACCTACAGGTCCAGAAAATGACAACGTAGATGGTGGAGCACCAAATAGCGTTTATGGCGGCGGTATTACTCTTAACGGCGGAAATGTACTAGGAGTTTAAATGGCAGTAAAGATTCAGTTTAGACGAGGCACTGCCTCCGAGTGGAACCTCAATAACCCAATTCTTTCACAAGGTGAAGCTGGTTGGGAAACTGATACCGGTCGCTTTAAAGTTGGTAATGGTTTAACTCCTTGGAACTCTCTTGCGTACTCTTCTGGTGTTACAGGACCTACGGGATCAACACCAACAGTTTCTGTTGGTACAACAACTACTCTTAATCCTGGATCAAATGCAACAGTAGCAAACAGTGGAACTTCCACCGCTGCAGTTTTAAATTTTGGTATTCCTATTGGTGCAACTGGACCACAAGGTGCACTTGGTCCTACCGGTCCTACAGGACCTACTGGTGCGCAGGGTATAACTGGACCAACAGGTGCAGCCTCACAAGTTACTGGTCCTACAGGCCCAACTGGTCCAACAGGAGCACAAGGTGTTACCGGCCCTACTGGCGCTGATTCACAAGTTACGGGACCAACAGGTCCTACTGGACCGCAAGGAGCTCAGGGCGTTCCTATAACTCTTAAAGGAAGTGTTGCCACTGTTGCCGCACTACCATCTACAGGTAACGTACTAAATGACGCTTATATAGTTGATGAGAACGGAGATATATACGTCTGGGACGGCTCACAGTGGTATAGCGCAGGACAGATTGTAGGAGCAACTGGTCCAACTGGTCCACAAGGAATTCAAGGCGTTACCGGACCTCAAGGAGATCTAGGGCCTACTGGACCTTCAGGAGTAATTTCAGTAACCGGTCCTATTACAAATACTGGAACAGCAATAGCTGCAGTATTAGGTCTTGACCAAAGCCTAATTGAAACAGAAAATATTACTTGGGAGGTTTACAACACCGAAGAAGATCTACCAAGCGCGACCCTTAAACACGGCATGTTTGCACATGTTCACGGCACTGGGTATTCATATTACGCCCATGCTGGTTCTTGGGTTAAACTAGCTAAAGATTCTGACCCTAGGTTTATAGATACTCGTACTCCTACAGACGGAACAGTCACAACTGTAAAGATTGTAGATGCAAATGTAACTAACGTTAAGCTTGCAAATAGCAGCCTTACTATTGGGTCTACTCTTGTTTCTCTTGGAGGAACAGCAAGTACTGTTGCTGGTCTTACGCTTACTTCGCCAACAATTAGCACTATCAGCAATACTGGAACCCTTACCCTACCAACTAGTACAACTACACTGTTAGGTACGCACCAGTACACGGCAAAAGGAGATCTTCTTGCTGGGACCGCAGCTGGAACAGTGGGTATTTTATCTGCTGGAACAAATGGGTATGCTCTTACGACTAACTCCTCAACTGCAACAGGGTTAGAATGGCTTAGCGTTGTTCCCGCTTCTTATGCCGTTTCCAACCTAAACCAGTCTGCGTCTGCTGTAGACGTATACCCTAGAATAGGAAACTCAAGCGCTGCCCTAACAAACGGCACCACATACCTATCGTTTTTCACACCGCTGTCAAACATAACAATTTCATCATTAACTGTAGTGTCTGCTAATACCGGCGCTTCCGGAACTACTCTTGCTCGTTTGGGGCTTTATACGTTTGATGGTACTACAGCTACTTTGGTAGCCAGAACTGCGTCTGACGTAACATTGTTTGGAACTACAAATACTTTGTATAACCGGTCTTTTGACATCGTCGGTGGGTATCCCGCAAACTACACATTGCAGGCTGGACAAAGATACGCTTTAGGTATTATTTGGGTTGGGTCTATTTCCCCCACCGTCTACACTGCCTATAACTCTGTGCCCGGAATTATTAGCTCCTTATCCCCAAGAATTTCTGGAACCGTGCCTCTTCAATCAGATTTACCACTTACATCCAATTCACTTAGCGCTACAACCGTAGCACCGTGGGGACGACTATCATGACAACTAGAGTAAGCTTAGGCATTGACCCAGAAACAGGGGCTGAAAAATTTGAAGTCAGAGATGATAACGATAAGGTTATCGGATACGATTTGGTTTTTCCAGAAGAATAATATGACTGCGAGGGCGTATGAAAATAGCCGTATATACAATAGCTTTAAACGAAGAGCACTTTGTAAAGAGGTGGCATGAATCCGCAAAAGAAGCAGATTATCTCCTTATTGCTGATACTGGCTCTAGCGATGGCACCGTTGATCTTGGTCGGTCTCTTGGCATAAGCGTAATCCCTATTTCCATAAAACCTTGGAGATTTGATGATGCTAGAAACGCTTCGCTTTCATTAATTCCAGACGATATAGATTTCTGCATAGCTTTAGACATGGATGAAGTGTTGGTGTCCGGTTGGCGTAAATACTTGGACAACATTTCAAAAGAAACAACCCGCCCTAGATATAAATATACTTGGAGTTGGAATCCGGATGGGTCGCCAGGATTAGAATACGGTGGAGATAAAATTCACGCTAGACATGGATATCGTTGGAAACATCCTGTACACGAAGTGTTGACTGCAGACCGCATAGACGAAGTACAGACTTGGATAGGATTAGAAATTCAGCACTATCCGGATAATGAAAAACCCAGATCACAATATTTTCCACTATTAGCTCAATCAGTAAAAGAAGACCCATATGACGATAGAAATGCTTTTTATTATGCTAGAGAGTTATTTTTCTATGGACAATTTGAAGAGGCTATCGCTGAGTTTAAAAGGCACCTAAGTCTTCCAAAAGCAGTGTGGAGACCAGAACGTGCGGCATCTATGCGCTATATTGCAAAAATGTCAGAAAACTCTGATGAGCGAGAGCAGTGGTTGCTTAAAGCCCATAATGAAGATCCCGGAAGACGGGAAGCGTTAGTAGAGCTAGCGCAGTATTACTATGAGAGAAGTATGTGGACGGCCTGCTATCAAGCAGCAACTAAGGCCATAGATATTGAGGCTAAGCCTTTGGACTATCTATGTGAAGAATTTGCCTGGGGATCGGCCCCCTGGGACTATGCAGCCATCTCCTATTACAACCTAGGAGATTTTGATAAAGCCGTTAAATATGGAGCTAAGGCCGTAGAATTGAACCCAAATGACCAACGCCTTACAGCTAATCTAGCGTTTTATTCGAAGGAGCAATCCCTTGGCAACAACATACAAGATCCTAGGGCAAGTAGCCCCGGCAGCTAACGTATCTGGAGGTAGTCAGCTATACGCAGTACCTTCAACCGCAGGTAGTGCGGCTGTCGTATCCACCATCGTAATCTGCAACCGAGGTACGTCTGCTGCAACCTACCGCATCGCTATTCGTGAGGATAACGCTGCCTTAGATAATAAGCAGTATCTTGCTTATGACACCTCTGTACCAGCTAACACTACAACCACGTTTACTCTGGGAGTTACACTATCTGCTTCAGATACCATTACTGTAGTAGCTTCTACAGCTAACTTAACATTCCAGGCATTCGGTTCTGAGGTAGCGTAACCATGGCTATTCAGAATAATGGTCAACCCCAGACAGGAATCGTATTTACTGACGATAAGCCGGGTCGTAGAGTATTTATAGGACCAAACACTCCCTCGGGAATTGTTGAAGGCGACATCTGGTTAGATGCTGATGCTTTTAATAATGCTGGAAAAAACTTTATTTCCGGAGTATCCCTATTAGGTTCTTCTGCAAACGTTTCAATATCTTTTACTGCGTATAAAGATGTGTATGTAGTTTTTAGAAACTTAGCGGTATCTTCTAACGGAAATATAACCTTTACTATAAATGGAAATACCACAGACTATGCCCCTACAGCCTCGTCTTTATTCTCTTTAGCAAACGTAAAAACAGGCATTACTACAAACCATTTTGAATTAGAAATCCCAGACGTGGTAACTACAGATTTATTTCGTTGGGCATCTTTGACGGGGGTGTACACAAACGCTTCTGATGTAGTTACCGTAGTAGATTCTACATCAGCATTTAAAAATACTGCTGCACTTACTACTTTAACCTTAACAGCCTCTAGCGGAACTTTAAGTGGTACCGCATTAGTCTATGGAGTAAATTAATGGCAATTAGAAGATATAACGCAAATACCGCACAGTGGGAACAATTTGGTAGTCCACAACTAAACCCAGCTAGCTTAGGAATTACTCCGGCATCAATTGGCGCAGTTGCTGTAAATAACGGAACAGTTACTACAGCTAATCCTGGACAAGCTGCTGTTAGAAATACATTCGTCTCTACTAACGCCCCATCATCTGGGCAAGGTAACGACGGAGATCTCTGGGTGCAGTATATCTAATGCCAGGTCAAGCGAAGGTTGGCGGTACTTGGAGGACGGCGTCTCGTCTTTCAGTTAAAATAGGCGGTCAATGGAAAACCGTTACTGCTGCCTACGTTAAAGTTAATGGTCAATGGCGTCAATGGTTTGCTTCTAGAATAGAAGACACCTTTAGCAGAGCGTCTTCCGTATCATCTTTGGGAACGGCTGAAAGTGGACAAACATGGTTGTCTTTTGGTGGTGGTGTTTGGAAAGTAAATGGGTCTCAACAAGCATCATGTGATGAAAGCCCCAGCAGCAATGCATTAACCGTAGCAGATTTATATAGCTCTAGTTTTGACGCTAGGGTAAGTACTAGCGGCGGTGTCGGGTTAGCTTTTTGGGTAACAGACTCTAATAATTGGTGGGCAGCAGTACCTAGATACTCGTTGTCTGATGGCGTATACCTATCATCTATTGATGTTATTAGAAATGTGTCGGGAACAAGATCAACGGCATATACCGCAGTAATAAACTATAGTAGTTCTGCTTATACGTCTATAAATAGCATTTCTGTAAAATCTTTAGACGGAACGTTAAGAATAACCGCTTATTCTGATCTTTTAGCAACTACTCAATTATCGGTGCCGCTAATAGTCACTCCCCCATCTCCTGTTCAAGGTACTTATATTGGGTTAATTAAAACTTTAAGCTCTGATCAACAGGGCAGCACTGCAGACAATATTTACATAACGTCTCCCGCAACTACCGAAGCGACTCCATCTTTTTATCAAGTCGGTACATTTCTCAATGAGTTGTATTGCAGCGGAGTAAATAGACGTCAACGTCTTGGGTACCTTCGATATAGTTCTGTAGGGGTTACTAATAATGAGTTTATATTAGACAAATTAGTAGAACCTAACTCTACAATCTGTGGATATATTGCTCCGCCACCTCCCCCACCTCCTCCGCCACCACCTCCACCTCCAACTCCACCTCCACCACCACCACCAGGAGGATGTAATAACACAAGCTTTACAGAGTGGACGTATAGCAATATCACTTGGAGCGGCAACTGCGTCAATAATACGGAATCAGGTACAGCTACTACTAGAACTAGAACAGGAATACCTTGCGGTAATGTAATAACTGAAACTGGTAGTTTTGCTACTGCTCGTACTTGTACTGTTCAATGTGGATCTTGTGAAACCTATACGTTTACACAACCTACATGTAACGGGGAAGATTCCTACGTAGGAAACTACACCGGTTATAGAAGACTCTGTGATGGGGTCTATACTACTGATGGTTGTCCTGCAGCTACCCTTACGAGCTATGGTAATTGTATTGCTGTAAACGTTTCTGGTTGCGGGGGTAGTGGCGGCTCTGGAAGCAGCTGCCCTACATTAACTTGTGGCACTCAATATGGAAGTACTCAAGGACCTGTAGGTAGTGGTAGTTGCCCTGATGGGTCTTGCCCGGGATGCACTAACTATCAAACTTATTGGCCTAAGTGTTCGGATGGAACTACAAACTATGGTAGCCCATATTATGTTGGTCTTGGTTGTAGCACTCCTCCGCCTCCGCCTCCTCCGCCTCCTCCACCTCCTCCTGCACCGTGTGGATGTAACGATTGCGGTTGCTGCGGTTTGTGTGATGAAATACCTTCAGGAACTGTATACCGGGCTGAGTGTTGCGGTAATGCCTTGCGTATAGCAAATTATAATTGTTGTGGAAGCATAACTGGATACTCCTACGTATGTCAGGATAGCTGTACGCCACCACCTCCACCTCCACCTCCGCCACCACCTCCACCTCCACCACCACCTCCTCCTCCACCTCCTCCACCGTCAAATCCGTGTGCGGGAATTTCATGTCCAGCTTGTTATGGGTGTTATCTAGGATTCTGTGAATATGACGGATACAGCGGTGGGTGCAATACCACTCCACCACCACCTCCACCACCTCCACCACCTCCAGGTTGTGTACCTAACCAAGGAGATATCTGTGAAGTCTACGGTTATGGCCCTGGCGGAGAGTGCGCTAGACTGGGTACCGTAAGCTGTGCAGGTAACTGTACTAACTTGGGAGGCATCGTTTGCTAACAAAACGATTTGCATTTGTTGTTGAAGGCGATGTGTTCTTAACTATGGACCTACCTGATCAACCCAGCGATATTAGTACAAGAAGTTGGGACAGATGGATTGCGGCATTTAGCTCTGATCCATCAGTCATAAATATCGACCGTTACCCTAACGTGGACAAAACGTACACATATAAGGATGGAATTTTTTATTCTGACTCTGAAATGCTATATCCGGCTACAGAAGTTGAGAGCGTTTCAAAAGGTATCTGTAGGGTAGCTGTGGTTGTTGATGAGGATGTAGTAGGAACAATTACCTATGTTAAAGAGGATATGGATCCAGAAGATTTTTATAGGATTCAGGCTGGTTTATCCTCTGATGCCCGTGTATTTCCCTGCCCCCCAGAAGTTTCTATTGGTTGGGTGCATGACGGAACCGCCTTTTTACCCTACACCAATTAAGTAGGGTACACTATACGCATGTCTGCATGGAAAGAATATAAGCAAAAACTCCAAGATATGAAAGAAGCTCAAGGAGAAACTAGACCTTGGCAACTTTTAAATAAGGATAATTACACTACCGACGCTATAGCTGAGCTTAGGTTTAACATTTGTAAGGGCTGCGAATTTCTTACAAAATCTACAAACCAGTGTAAAAAATGCGGTTGTTTAATGCACCTAAAAACTAAATTAAAACTTGCGGAATGTCCCGTAGGAAAATGGTCTAAAACGGAAGATTAAGAGGGCTAAAATGTTTAATCCAAAAGTAGTATCAAATTTTTTATCTAAAGAAGATTGCGAATACATAGTAACCACCGTATCTAAAGTAGATACTTGGGAGGGTGCGGGCAATGATTTTTGGTCTAATAGGGCTTTAGGACTTCCCAACCTTAGAAAAAACATAGACCCTAAAGTTGCAGATATTGTTGCCGAAGCCACCATAAAAGTTAAAAACGCTATTATGTTTGAGTACGGCCTAGACAAAGAAGTTTACGCAGACCTTACTCAAATTATTCGTTGGTTTCCCGGCATGGAGCAACCCCCTCACGCAGACGACATGACTAATACAGAACATAGAGGTTTTGAGCATAGGGTATTTGGAGCGATAATTTATTTAAACGATAACTATTCTGGGGGCCATACGTACTACCCGGAGCATAATTTTGAGGTTATACCAAAAGCTGGAAACTTAGCTATACATCCTGGTGATCCTGAACATCTTCATGGCGTAACTAAAATAGAAGATAGCACTAGGTACACGATTGCTTCTTTTTGGACTTTTGATAAATCTAAAGAGTATGCGTTGTACTAATGCATGAAAAAATACTTATTTCTGTCCCTTCATATAGAGAAATAGAATTAGAACACACTGTTCGTTCTTTTTATGAAGACGCTAAGTATAAAGATCGTATCTTATTTTCTGTAGTATCTCAAGACTACGAGCATCCAGATCTTTCATTTATACCTACTTTAAATTTAAGATATCTAAAGGTAAATCCAAAAGAAACTTACGGCGTAACTTGGGCGCGATCTTTATCAACCGCCATGTTTAGCGATTACGATTATGTTCTTCAGATAGACGCACACATGTTTTCTGTAAAAAATTGGGATGTCGACATAATAAATGTATATAAAAAAGCAAAAGAAAAATTCAATTCCCCAGTAGTTTTGAGCGCATACCCCGCGATGTATAGACTATATTCCAATGGAAACAGAGAAACAGGACCGGTTTTACGTATGTCCCACGCCGTATTAGAAGGTGCCCAGTTTAGAAATTGGCCTAGTTATAAAGAAGCCGAAGACTTAACAGAACACCACTATATACATGGAGCTTGCGTTTTTTCTGAAAAAGAGTTTTTGTTAAAAGTGCCTCAAGACCCAGAATTAGATTTTTTTTGTGATGAGATGTGTTTAAGTATTAGGGCTTTTTATCACGGCTACCCAATAGTTTTTTTTAATAACCCAGTATTTTTTCATTTTTACTCGCAAGATAGGGTAGCTATACAAAGTAACGTAAAGCCGTGGAATGACGGCCACCCCAAATTAGACATGTTAAATGATACCTCTAGGGGAAACAAATTTATACGCGGAGAGCTTGAAGGTTTTTATGGTGTCCCTAAAAAAATTATAGATGAGTTTTGTAAATTAACCGGGTATATAGTTCCTTTAGACATAAGCAAAATAGGGGTGCCAACGCATGATTAATAAGGAAACTCCTGTTCCAAAACAAACGTTAGTTGTTGTACCACAACCAGGGATAGACAAAAAGGATATTGATAAGCTTTTAATACCTCTGACAGAAATTAAAAAAAGAGATTGGTTTACTTCTCACTTTTACTATTGCCTTCCGCTGTCTATAGGAAATGTTTATGGGTTTATAGTAAGAGCTGAACGAGACGTAACTGTTCATTGGAATGGGGACGACTCTATACATGGCCTTATAATAAATCAAAAACATGAAGACGCTAGATGTCAACGATTTGATGGTCATTTTGGTTCTGGAATATTAACAATTCAAAACTTATGGCATTATCGAACTCCGCCAGGAATAAATTTAATGACTATAACCCCACCTAATTTTCCTCAACACGGGCTTATGCATATGACTGGGGTAATAGAGACTGATAATCTTAGTCGTGATTTTACCTTTAATTTAAAAGTCACCAAACCTAATATCTATGTGACTATAAAAGCAGGAGATCCTATTGGAGCTTTTATCCCAATACCTAGATATTTTGCAGATCGTTTTACCATCAAATATGCAGACGAACTGTTTACCCCTGAAGAGATTGAGCTAGAGTACAAAGCCGGGACCGAATTAGCTAGGCAACGGCAACAAGAGGACATGCTAAAGCCCCACTCAGCCGGAAGAAAATATTTTAGGGGTAGGGATGCCTGGGATAACCCCTTTATTGATCATCAAAAGAAGTAGGTTTTGTAAACCCTATAGGTTAGGTCTTTTAGGGATATACTCTCTATATGCGTGGAGAACGAGTCGAAGGTTCCAGATTTACGATCAATCATGAGCGTGGATCGATTATTAAGGGCACCACAAAAGAAATAGTACGTACCGTAGGCTATGACTTAGAGTGGTGGCTTTATGACCCTGTTGCTACTGTTGTTGACCCCATATACGACGTGGGAGCTAATACTGGGGGACGTCGTTGGGTTGGCCCACACCACATTCCCGTTATTAACGCTACCTTAACACAAGGCAGTACGCTGCCTAGTGACCGTGGTTTCTACAACACCGACGTTTTAAATATAACAATAAATATGGATATAGCAGAAGGCAGCTCGCTATCAACTAGTGAGACGTTGCTTATCCCAGAATTAAGAGCCCTACCTACAAACCCAGATGCTTTTTTAAGAGATCGCGTTGTATTTAAGAACCAGGTATTTAGCCCTAGACAGGTACTACCTAAGGGGATTATTACTAATGACTACACCTTATTTTCTGTAGTCTGCTACCAGGTAAACGCTGAAGAGCTTATTAATGACCCACAGTTTGCAGAGTACGCAACCTACACCCCATTTGGTCCTAGAGATAGATACTCATTCTATGAGGATCCTGAAGGATCTGTGCCAGGTATTTAATGCCTTTTAAATCCGAAGCTCAGCGTAAATGGATGTATGCTAATGACCCTAAAATGGCTGAAAAGTGGGAGAGTGAAACCCCTAAGAGTAAGAAGCTTCCTAAGAAAGTGAAGAAAAAAAGTGGCAAAAAGCGATAAGCCTGTTTGGGATAAAAAAGATCCTACTCCGGGTAAATCAAAGAAACTTAGCAAGAAGCAAAAAGCTTCTGCTAGGGCTAGGGCTCGGGCAGCAGGCCGTCCCTATCCTAACCTCGTAGACAATATGGCTGCTGCCAGAAAGAAGAAAAAATAATGTGCGCTGGATGTGGATGCAAAAAAGGTAAGTGCAAAACCAAAGCTTGCAAGTGCAAGTGCTGTAAGTAGGCCGACATGTGTGCAACTTGCGGATGTATGCGCCCCAAAGATAAGCACGGCGAGAAGACTCTAACCGCTGCCAACAAGAAGTATGCTAGTACTAAGAAGAAGGCTGCCAGTAAAAAGGCTGCCAAGAAAGGGAAATAATGGCGCTAAAAGGTGGACAGAAAAAACTCGATGCCAACAAGAACAATAAGGTTGACAGCGGTGACTTTGCTATTCTCCGTAAAAAGGGTAGCTCTAAAGCACAAGGTAAAAAGCAAGCCATGCCTCGTAAGAAAGGCATGTAATGTCTAGAAAGCGGCTTCCCTATAACAAGAAAAATGACAAAAAGCAGGACGCCAAAACTACTAAAGGAATGTCCAAAGAAGAAAAAGAAGAGTTTGAAAAATTGGACACAGCCCATGGGAAGCGTAATAAGCCTGAGAGTCAAACCGCAGACCGTAAGATCGATGAGCGTCTAAAAAAGAAGGCTGAAAAGAAAGTCGAAAAACGCCATGAAGCCAAGGAAGGCAAAAAGGGCGAGCGCGAAGAAGAGAAGCGGGAACATAAGAAAAAAAAGCACAAAAAGAAGTAACCAGTTAGGCCCCGAAAGGGGCCTTTCTTGTTTATCCTTATCTATGACGCCGGGGAAACCCGGAACCCTGCTATACCCTGCACGCCTCATGATGGAGGATTTGAGATGATTAATCTTGCACGAAAATTGATGCAAGCCGAGACAGACGCTGATAAACAAGAGTTTGTCCGAGGATTAGTTGGCGCTACTCCTGAAAAGGGGAAGAAGGCCGCAGTGGTGGGATTCGTAGCAGGATACCTACTCTCCTCGAAACTCGGTAAAAGTGACAAGCGTAAGTAACTTCATCTCGAAGCATATTCAACAGGGTCAGCAGAAAGCAGCTAAGAAACTTACTGCACAGCTACGCCGTAAAGCCTACCAATCTGGTTGGCCATCTGGCGCTTCTAGACATCTAACGGTTGTCCCTTCTGATCTAAGCTACAAAGTTACCTATCCAGCAAAGCATGCCCAAACTGTAGAGGATGCTGAATACGGTACTGAGCATTCTCAACCTAATCCAGTAGTTCGTAATTTTTTGACTGGAGTAAAAGATACAGAGATGACTGCATACTTTGATAGAGTATTAAAGAAGGGTGGGCTGTTCTAATGCCATTTATTTTAAATGAGGACCAGGCGCTAAAGGCAGCCCTGTCTGGAATCACGGTATCTGACTCAGGTAACTCAGCACGTCCAGTAGGCGTATGGTTTGGGCAGCCTGATCCAGAAATTAGATTTCAATCCTATCCGTATATCACTATAGATTTAATAAATGTAACTATTGACTCTGAAAGAGAAATGCGTGGCGAGTGGTACTTCACTCCCGGGGAACATAAATATAGTCCTGAAGGAACTGTGGACGGGCAAGAATATAGGTCAAGTCTTCCTATTCCCGTATATCTAGATTATCAAATTACTACATATGCTCGTCAACCAAGACATGACCGGCAGATTATATACGAGTTAACTAAACCAACTCGTATCCCATTTAGATTTGGCGGCCTAGTAATCCCAGAAGATCGAAGCATTCGTCGTCTGGATCTTATTGGGTTTGCCAAAAGAGACACGACTGAACAAGACAAGCGCTTGTTTAGAAATGTTTACACTGTCCGAATTAGCTCTGAGCTCTTCCAGAAAGAGTTTGCAGATGTCTATAAGGTCACTCAAAATCCAAATATCGATATCCAATACACGGCCACTCCATTCGAAACAATAACGCTATAACATGGAAACTCGAGACAATATAAACCTAAACTCAAGGAGAAATACATATGGCTACATACAGTAGACCAGGTGTCTTTATCAACGAGGTACCGCTTCCAGAATCGGTAGCTCTTGGAGATGTAGGAACAGCGGCTGGTGCATTTGTTGGTCCCCTAGAAAAGGGACCTGCAACATCCCCAGTATTGCTTAACTCCTGGACATCATTCACCAAAATTTTTGGTGCTTTAAATGACACTTACCCAGTAACTTGGGCAGCATATAACTTCTTTGCTAATGGTGGTCGTCAGCTCTACGTAAAGCGTATTACTGGCACCGGTGCAGCAAAGGCTAGCGTAATCTTAACAGACCGGGCTTCAGGGGGTCTTAACACACTCGCTGTAGAAGCTGAAAACGCAGGTGCATGGGGTAATAACATTGCC